TTAGAAGCCGAAAATTTTACCTAAAACACTGATTCCGTTTTCTACGATACCTACGATGCTTGTACCCATTTTACCCCAGTCTTTATCTTGTCCTGCTTGTACTGCTGCTGCAATTGCTTCTGCTAATTTTTGCATATTTATCTCTCCATTTCTCTATAATTTTTATGATTTAAACTAAGTTTTAAAATAAACGTTAAATTAGAAACCAAAGATTTTACTTAATTCAGTTACACCGTTTGAAACGATATCTAAGATACTTGTACCTAATTTAGTCCAGTCTTGGTTTTGACCTGCTTCAATTGCACTTTTAACTGCGTTTGCGATTTTTTCCATGATATTTATCTCCTTTGTATTGTTTATTTATATTAATAAAATGTTGTTAGTCGAACTTAGAATCCGAATAATTTACCTAGAATGCCAACACCGTTTTCTACGATACCTACAATGCTTGTACCTAATTTAGCCCAATCTTGGTTTTGGCCTGCTTGAACTGCATCTGAAATTGCTTGTACTAATTTTGACATTTAAATCGCTCCATTCTTTTAATTTTATATATTTAAATTGTTTGATTTTTAAATTTAGAAACCAAAGATTTTACTTAATTCTGTAACACCGTTTGAAACGATATCTAAGATACTTGTACCTAATTTAGTCCAGTCTTGGTTTTGACCTGCTTCAATTGCACTTTTTACTGCGTTTGCGATTTTTTCCATGATTACTATCTCCTTTATAATGTTTATTTATATTTTCAATAAATGTTATATGTGGAAACTTAGAATCCGAATAATTTACCTAAAATGCCAACACCGTTTTCTACGATACCTACAATGCTTGTACCTAATTTAGCCCAATCTTGGTTTTGGCCTGCTTGAACTGCATCTGAAATTGCTTGTACTAATTTTGACATTTAAATCGCTCCATTTCTTTTTATTTAAAGTATTTAAATCTTAATGTATGAAATTCAATAGATACATTAAGCTATTTCTTAAAACCAAAAACGATTAATTGGTAAGTTTTTGTTTACCTATCGTTTTGTTACTTATACTATATAGTGATTTATGCTATTTGCGTTCTATCTTTCTTAACTTATAAATTAGACATCAAAACTGTAGACCTTTGATTATATAAAACACACTTAGGCATTCAAATATGTTGTGCAAAATCTGACAATTCTGCAAACGTTTACAATACCTTTACATTAGCTTTATATTTCTTTAAAATTCACCTTGTTTTATAAACGCTTTAACCTACTAAGAGACCATTGCAAGTCTAGGATTCTCAATACAACCATTTATTTAAACAGACAAGTGAATATACTCTAGTCCTTTTCAACTATTTAATTAATCGTAATGTTGGTCATTGCAACTTTATTAATTTCTGTATTTCACTATTTATCATGGTACTTTTATTTAGTAATTGGATTGAGTATATGAATAATAGATGAGAATAATTTCAACACTTGTGATCTATTTATTACTTTATTCATAAATGTTTATAGTTTGTTCATAGTTGCTTATAATGCATCCTATTGGTTCTATACATTTGATTACTTCTGCGTCCATATGGCTTGAAGATATTAATTCAATTGCTCGACTTTATGTGTTATTGCACTTGCACATCGTCGATATGAGTTACAAATACACATAATTAGTGAAAAATATAAACTTTTTTTATATTAAAGCTATTGCTAAATAAGGTTTCTTTAGCTATAATAATTCTTGTGTTAAAAATTCATGTCCTGGTAGCTCAGCTGGATAGAGCAATGGCCTTCTAAGCCATCGGTCGGGGGTTCGAATCCCTCCCAGGACGCTATTAACCGAAAATTAAACACTTTTCGAAATTAAGAACCCCATAACGACGGGGTTCTTTTTATTTTGCCTATTAATAACACACCATATAATACAAATTTTTAGGGACTTTTTAGGGACCCGAGTCTCTCACATAAAAAACACCACGCTCATAAGAACGTGGTTTGTGTTTTATTCAAAATATCCAATTTCTGCAGCAACTTCCGTTAAACTTACTTTACCTTTCAACACATCTTTAATATAGCTTTCTGCATCTTCTTTATTTACAAAGAATACACTTTCGATATAAGTTTCTTCTTGTTGATCTTTTTCTAACCATTTATCATAAAATAACTTCATATCTTCTTTTTCTAATTTATCGTGATAAGGAACTTCGTAAGTTTTGCTTGTAGCAACTTCATATAATGCACAAACTTTATAATCAACTTCTGAAAGTGTGGCAAATTCTACGTTATACTCGTAATCTCCCTCAATATCGATAAAGTATTGTTGTAACCCTTCCACTAATTCAACTTCGCCTAATACGACATCTTCAATCATTTTGTTATTCAATTCGTTCATTTTTTCTATCCCTTTTTGATAATTGTATAGTTTTTCGCATTGTGCAAGTGTTAAGTTTTCAAGTTTACGCTCGCCTTTCCTCACTCTGTATATCGTACTTTGTGTAACGCCTGTTTGAGTTGCTATGTAGTTACTGCTTAAATCACTATTCAATAATTTTTCTATTGTTTTTCTCATTATTTATTCTCCATTCCTTTGATATGTTGTTTTATCCATGAAAGTGCTGGTAAATTACCACCTGTTCCTACAAATGAACCGCCTTTTTTATATGTTTCGATGTAGATAGTATTTCCTTCATTTCGAGAATAAACATAATGGCTTTTATTAATAGTTTCGAATTTAAATACTTCTCCCATATCCATAAACCATTCACTATTGTTTTGATACCATTCTCTCGTTTGTTCGTATAAGTTTTTCAATTCCATTTCCTCCCTGTGATTACCTTATGTCTATATTATATTATGCCATATGTCATAAGTCAATACTTTTTATGTCATTTGTCATAATTATTTTTAGGCATAAAAAAACAGGGACAAGCACCGTTATGCTTATCCCTACGAACTAATAGTGAAATGTCGTCTGAATGTATTATACTAGCATGTATAAACTTTAACAAGGTTATTGCAAATTAATTAAACATATTAATATACTTCTATGATTCTCAATCGCTCGTACCATATCCAACCGTTATTATTTCTAGAATAAACACGACACCAACCGTCCTTAATTTCAAAGATATAGAACTGATCATATCCTGCTTTATAAGTGTTGTTTGTTACATACCACTCTTTACCTTTGAATTTAACTAACGATGCACCGTAATAATCAACACGCGCTCTGAATTTAGCTTTAGACGATTTCTTCATGTTTAAAGGTGGAATACTATTCACTTTTAAACCTGTTGTATCTTTAATGATATTGCGTTGTGCTACCGATTGCTTATCAGCTTTCTTCGCAAACTTTTTACCGCCTGCTGTTTTATAAACATCCTTAACGATTAAGCGTTCATACCATACATAACCATCGTTACTTGGACTGTAAACTCTAGCCCAACCATCACGAATTTCATACACATAGAAAACGTCGCCTGGTTTATACTCTTCATTTGTTGTAACCATTACATTATTATGGTTAGGTCTACAAATAGTGACACCTGCGTTATCAGCAATCGCTTTGAAATATGCTTGGTTACTCCAAGTTAATTTTTTAGGTGGCTTTTTATTTACTGAAATTGAACTGTTAGATTTACGTTCTGATTTTTTCACTTCTTTAATATCAGTTAAGTCTACGCTATCGTCAGCGAAGTCTGGCACAATGAAATGCGTTAAGCCTGTGTAGTCATCTTCACGTAATTTAGCTGGTGTATTAGCGTTACTATCGAAGTTTTGTTCTAAGATTGTAAATGATTTAGTGCCTCCGCTATTATCCCAAACTAAGCCAGTGTGCCCCCACCGGCTATAAACACCTTTTGTATAAATGGCAATTGCACAAATAGGGGGAACATAATCTCTGGTGTTTTCTACAACTTTCCAACCTTTAGGCATAGCATTTAAAGTATGCAATTCTTTGGCATTACCATAAAATCTTACGCCACCAGTCACATGATAGATGAAATCTACACTTAAATCTGCGCATTGATAAGCATACATATTATCAAAATCTACAAACTGACCTTTCAGACTGTGCATGTATTCAATCGCTTGTTTATACTTAACCACACTTTGTGGCGAAGGTGTCGGCTTTTTGTTTGTTTTCGTTGATAGTTTCTTACTTGGTGAGGACTTAACACCATTGATGTATTTAGCAATCTGTTTATCTAGATGCTTAACGTTTCGTGAATATCCGCAAGCCTCTAATAAGTTTCCAGGATCAATTTTATCAGCTTGAATGTCTTGGTGTCCCGGTACTTCTGTTTTGTAATCAATGCCCCAATAGTTACATAAATAAGCTAGTACACGTGCCATATTATCTAATGACTTACGAGAACGTTTTTGACTACTAGGGAAGTAACTACCTTCCACGCCAAACGCTACATCATTTGCATCAGCGTTATACCATTGATTGTCTGTCGGTGTATTGTATAAAACGTGCCATGCTTTTTCTGTAACTGGAATACAGACAATACATTCCTTATCATCAACGAATATATGAGCGCTAGCAACAATTGACCAATCAATCATATACGTATTTTTATAATAATTCACGTTTGTTTGTGCCGTTGTTTCAGGGTTACCTGTATCATGTGCTACCGCAAATAAAGGTTTTTTACTTGTTAACGGTTGCCCACTTCTACGTGTCCCAATCGGTAAAAAATCATATTTAACGGGAACGCCATTCCATTTTTCTGCCATTATGCACGACCTCCACCAATTTTATTATTTTTATCTTTAGTTGATCCTGTACGTGTTCTTACAGTTTCCCAAATGCCTGTTGCCATTAGCCCGCTAATCAAACCAGCAAGCAAACGACCACCAATTGATAATTCGGTAACAATTTCAGGAATAAACGCTGTAATACCACCTAAAACGATACCAATACCAATAGCGATTAAAGGTACAACATTTTTAGGTACTCCAGCTTGCTTAACTAATTGTGTTAATGCGATTGTGATAACTGAAATCACTGTTGCAAATGCAATAATACTTTCCATCTCTTCCACTCCTTATTATTCAAAATAAAAAGCCGACACAATGTGCCGACTTAAATTAATTTTATTTACATTTACCAAACCAATAACAAGTCCAGAAACTAGCTTTTGCAAATAGTTTAAACATATCAATCACCTCCTTATATGCCGAATATCATTCTGATAATGGCGAAAATAATAGAACCTGCCACTGAAAAAACCATACCTAACATTAAACGTTTCATCTCTTTGATGTTTTTACGATTTTCTCTTTTATTTTCTTTATCAATTTCTCGTTCTCTATTTATACTGTCTAGAGTGAAATTCATTTTTTGGTTGATTAGTTCTTGATTATGTTGTCCATCTTTTATTTGCTCCAAAGATGCGAATATCTTTTCATCATTATCTTCTAACCGTTTTATTCTTGTTTCATAATCGCGTCCTTGACTATCCTCCATTCTTGCACCTCTATTCTGCGTCAGTTTCAGTTGTTTCTTCCACGTACTCTAATAAAGTTGTTAACTTTACTGGTTTGACTGTCACTTTTTCACTAATAATACCGAACTCATAATTTAATTCGTTTAAGCTGTTTAAACGACTAGCAAGCGCTTTAACTTTATCTAAATCATCAAATTTAGTTGCGATATTCACATTATTAGTTGGGTAGAATTGACCTCTAAAGTCATTATCTAAAACAGCTTCTTCTCCTTTTTCATTCACTTGTACTAAGATATAACTTTCTGTGTTTTTTACAATTTCGTTTGCCATGATAATTTCCTCCTAAAATTTTGTATAAAAAGAGTGCTAAAGGTTACTCTCCTTCAGCACTTGTTTGTTCATTATTTTGTTGTTCTTGATATTCTCTAATGATTGCACGTAACATTGCATTTTCTTGTGTTAGTTGCGCATTTTGTGAACTTAACTCCTCAATAACGTAATTAGGGTTAGCTTGTAATTGATTATTCATTTAATTGTTCCTCCAGCGTATTAATTTTTTCGTTTAATTGTTGTATTGCTCTTAATGCCCAAGATAGCATTTCGTTAGTATTCACACCACTATTAAAAACAAATTCTACTGGAATATCGTAGCCGTCGCCAATTACTGGTCCGTGATGTATTGTTTCCTTTTCATCATCGTTGTATTTGTAACTATATAACTGTAATTCGTTAGAAATAACATTTAATGCGTCATAGTCCCACTTTTTAATATCATGCTTAAATTCAGCACTAGACGCTTTTATAAAGTCACTCGCTCTGACTGGTTTGAACCCTGTATTTCCACCGTTATAACGTAAGTTGTTAGTTACCCATAGTTCATTGGTAGATACTCCAATATAAAAGTTTTGTCCAGTATTTACACGAACTGAATTTGCTTGTATATCGTCGCACTGCAAATCTTTGTATTTAGGGCTTCCATTATTATATCCATTATAATCAGTTATTCTTAGTTTGCCTTCTTTCGGGTCTACTAAAGCATATAAATTGTTATTTTTAGCCCACCAATCTCCTAATAAATTACGAGCATAAAAATCTCCAGTACCAATATTACCGTCTTTATCAGTTGCGTAGATGTATCTTGATTTAGGCGATTTATCAAATCGTATTCCAGAACCAAAACTATAAGACGCTGGCGCTTTTTCTACTAATTCAGTTATTGTTCCATAAGATAAAACGCCGTCTGTATCTGCGACGCTGTCATTCAGTTTAGTCCAAAATCTAAATTCATTTGTACCTGCACGATTGTTTTTCATTGGTCTAATATAAACGGAACTTGTTTCACTCTCAATGTTTACAGTGGCATTGGCGTCTAACACAATACGGTTGCGTTCAGAATTTAAGGCGATTGCACCACCCGCACTATTTAGCGTTACACCTCTAACACTGTTAGTAGGCGAATAAGTATAATCAAAGAATTGTAATGTACCAGACGCCTCGCTACTATCTCCGTCTATATATGTTGATATACCAAAGTCAGAATAATAAAGCGAACGGTTTTGGTTATTGTTTCTAAATCGTAAATAACCTCCTTGCGCTCGCATAAATACATTATCTTTTTGAGTGTTTCCTCTAAAAGTACGTTGGAACGTACCAGCCATTTCGATTTTATCTTGACTTAAATAAATATAATTCGTACTGTCGCCACCGCGTATGCCAACTTTGTTTACGTTTATGTCTAAGCCTTCCGGACTTAAATTTAAACGATTAATCACTTCATCTTTACCGACTTTATTATCAACTTTATTAGCGACAACATTAAATTCTTTATTAACTGTAATGTCTACTTTATCGCCACGTAATTTAATGCCGTCCTTACCAATATTCATTGATTGAATTGTGCCGTTTTCGTTATAAGTGAATGTCATACCAGTGGCAACGTTTGTGGTGAAGTCGGCAACTGTTTTACTTAACGTTTTATTGGTTGCGTTAAATTCTTCTTTCGTTGCTCGCAACTGAATATCTTTACCGTTTTGAGAAATGTCAGTGTTCATTTTTGTAAGTGTTTTTTGAACTTCATTATTTTTATTATCTGTATAGTTATTTGCTTTAGATAAAGTATCAGCGCTTGAATTTGCAATTGAACTATTTACATCTTCCGGCGCTGGCGTCCAGTCAGTCGCCATAGTACCTTTTTCAAGTTTCAAATTGGTTATTTCAGCTGTAACATATTGACGGGTGTTACTACTATCGTCTCCGAAACCACCAGAGTAACCTAAAATATGATAATTGTTTTTGAAGTCACTAGGCGTTGTAAATGTTTTTGTTAACTTGTATTTTTTATCAATTAGACTTGTGTCTGGAGTAGGGTTTAACGCCATAATTGTGAACGTTTCGATCGTTTTACGTTCAGTATAATCATATAATAATAAACCAAATGTCAGACCACTTAACGTTTTAATGCCATTGAAGTTTTTGATCGTCATTTCATAACTGATTGTGTATGTTGTATTAGGCTCTAAGTACGTTCTAAAGTAGTTTGGTGTGTATAAAGATGTTTCCCATAAATTTTGTGTCGTGAATTTTCCTGTTGATGTGATTTGTGGCGCAACTTTACCAGCTAGATCTTTATTATAAGACAAGAATAAGTTACGACCGCCGACGTTTATATTATTCACTTTGTTATCTGTGTATGATTTAACACCATTTATACCATTGTTATATTCGGTAAGTGATACTTTGTCACTAATTGAATTAGATAATTGTTTGCGTTCGCTGTCTGCATTATTTAAACGTGTTACAAGTTTATTTTGGTCTGTTGTGTAATCTTGTTTAGATACTTTTGAATTAATTTGATCTGGTAATAAATCAAGTGTCGCCTTATTTGATTTAACAGTCGTTTCTAAAGGCGTTAAGCGTCCGTCAACGTTTTTTAGTTGTTGCGTAACGTCATCACTTTTAGCCATTAAACCAATTTGACCTTTTAATACTTTGACATCACTTTCTGTTGACGTAACTCGTGTTGTGATCGGTTTGATAACTTCTTGTGTGTTTTGATTTGCTGCCACTTGCGCCTCTTGTGCTTTTTGTTCTGCGTATCGTTTTGCTTCATCACGTTTTGCGATTGCGTCTGCTATTGCGCGTTTTTCTTCATCGTCTACAATGCCGTCTGCATATGCTTTAGCCTCTATTTGTTTTAACTCATCTTGTGCTTTAGCATATACTTTCGCTGCTTCTTCTGCGTCTTTCTGCGCTTGTTGTATTTGTCTTTGTAAATCTTCTGGTGCTGGTGTCCAGTCAGTAGCAATACTGCCTTTTTCTACTTTTATATCTGTTATATAAAAACTAGGGTATGTGCTATTCATAACTAAAAATGCAACGCGTATTTTTTTAGTAGTAGTATTTACTTTAAAAGAAAATGTTTCCTCTTTATCAAAACTAAAAGACTGATAAGATATATATTTTTCATTATTGTTATTATCAATTTCTTTTACTGGTATATATATACTATTTTTAGTGTTATCTGAAATAGGTTTAACTTTAAATGAAATAGTGTAAGTTTCGTTAGGTATTGTATTTATCACTTGTTGAACTAACCAATCGTTATAAACTTTTACCCAAAGTCTATCGCCTATCTTTTCTAAACGACTATCTAATTTATTATCAAAGCCATAATCGTAATTAAGTGTACCTAATAATAAGTTTCTTCCGCCAACTTCAATACCATCTATTTTACGTTCTACACTACTTATACTTGCGCTTATTTCAGATTTAGTAGTATTTATTTTGCTGTCTATTTCTTTTCCTAAAACACTGTTTAAATTGTTTATTTGACCGTCTGTATAATCTTGTAAAGTATTTTTAAGGTTTTCTACTTCATTACGATTAGGTATATCAGCGTATAAATGTTGATTTTCGCTATCCCAACGACCATTAGGTAACGTTTGTGCTATTTTATGCATAGCGTCATTAAACTTCTCATCAGTATATTGAGATTGGAGTAACTTCAATCGTTTATCAATAGAGATTTTAGCGTCAGTAACGCATTTATATAACGTTTGTAACTTTTGTCGATACACTGTGAATAAAGTTTGAGTATCAACTAATTTACCAATCGTTGCTGTATCTTCATCCATACTGTCTAAATTCGTTTTGATGTTTTGATAAACACCATCAACATCTGATAATGCTTGGTTTAAGTTTGCTTTCAAATCATCTTCGACAAGATACTCACTATTTAGCACATCATACACATCATTTTGTAATTTACTATGTTGAATAGTTAAATTGATGAAACTATTATTTAAATCTCGATACATCACTTGTTCACGTCTTAAGCCACCGATTTTTTCTACATCATCGGCTGTTTGAGTTATCCATTTTCCGTTCCAGTAACGACGTAGTACTGCAACATCAGGGTTTGACGTGTCATACCATAATGTATCGTTTTGTGGATTTTCTGGTGGCTCTGCACCTTTGAATATTTTACGTTCGTAATATTCTAACTCTCCAGCTACAACATCACTCACGATTGTGTTTACGTTGGAAATATTGTCGTTAAGTTTTTTAGTAATTTCATCTAATTTTCTATTAAAGAATTCTCTTAGTTTTGTTTCTTCGTACTCAATGACATTACCAAAGGTAAATTCACTTTCATCTGCTAACCAGTTGTACTTAATACCTATAACTTCTGCCTCTATATATAAAGGTGGTCTGAAATCTCTATCTTTAACTCTGACAATATCTCTTAGATGTACTGTTACATCGTTATAATATTTATGGATATCGATTGAAGATACTTCATAACTTATCGCTGCTTGATTACGTTTGTTGAGTTCTGTTTTAGCAAGGGTAGTCAAACGTTTGAGTGTCATATTCTCATCGTTACTTTCAGGCTCATATACATCCCAAATATAACGGTTAGGAAGTCCGAAAATCTCTTGTGCTTCATCATCTACTACAACAGTTTCAATTCTTGAGCCATCTTCTTTTTCAGGACCAACTGCAAGTAAAGCAGTTTTCACTTCAGATAGATCAATCGTTCTTGTCATACCTGTTAAGTCTTTACCTTTAGTAATTTCCTTACCTTTGAATAAGTTTTTAGGTTTAGTAATTGATACATAACGATGTTCGACAGTATGTGCGCCTAATTCAATATAAAAACTAGGGACCATGTCGTAAGTAGTACAAAGCATGTAAATTAAATCAAACGGGTTAGTATGAGAAGTCCATGATGTTGTTCTATTACCACCATATTCTGTATCATCAGACACTTCCCAACCTGTATCAGCAAGCGTTTTAAGTAGTGCTTGTGTCGTTGTATGTGCTTCAAATTTACCAGGTTTAATAGGTTTAGCTGTTTTCAAATCTTCTAAATAACTAGCATTACATTCGATTTCAGTTGTACCGTCAAAGTTATCTGCAATGTGGATAATAATAAATTCTCTGAATGTACCGTTATTGTCTTGAGCGATAATACGATTACGTTCTCTTAATTTTTCTGCTCGAGTGTTTTCTATCGTAAAATCAAAGGTTTCTGTTTTTTCTTCTACATTCATACTCATTTCAACATTGATTAATGCGCCATCACTTTGGCTAATAAAATCAATAATGTTGTCATTAAAATCAAGTACATGTATTCCTACATTCTTCACTATCTAACCTCCAATCTATAAATATCTATCTTGCCAATATACTGTCGTGTCGTATGTGTTTTCGGGATAAATCATACATTCATTCATCCCTTTATTTATGTTAAAGAAGTCACTACCAAATGTTTTTAAATCGAGTGCAGGTTCTTCATTGATCGTTACTGTCTTTTCTTCCATATTAATGTTGATTAAATCACCTTTTTTAATAATTAAATCTCTTGCTTTAGGTGGTTTAGGTAAAATCTCATGATTATAACTACCTAAAATTGTTGTTGGCATATGATAATTGTTGCCATTTTTAGCAATATAGATACTTACTGCTGATATAGGTCGTTGATAGAAGTTCCCACTATCAATAAATACTTTTTCTGTCACATCTACTGGAGTAATTCGTTTAGGATAGTCCACTTCATCGTATTTCCATGTTTTTATATAGAACTTATTTCCGATACGTTTTAAACGCATATAAATTACTATATGTTTCCATGTGTAAAACTTAGGTGCGTTTGTATAACTGTATATCTTCTTTTGATTACCGTTTTGGTCGAACAGTGTCACATAGATTGTTCCTATATTTTGCGTTGCTCTAGGGTTGCTATAACCAATAGAAGCAATCACACGGTTATCTGTATCATATACATACTGTGTTGCATGTGTTGCACCTTTTTTACTTTGGTTAACATGTATTTTAACTGTCGAACTAAAATCTTGAGTACTTTTACCGAATGAGTGCTTATATTCTGCACCATTCCATCCACTTGTACTTGTAATACTACTTTCATTGAGCATAAAAGCGTCTTTTGAAGAACTCATTGTCATAGCACCACCAACTGTTCCGCCAGTTACATTGTCGTTAATAGTACCGTTAGTGACTTTAGTCCATCCAAAGAAAGAACGCATCTCATCATTAAATAAAGTTGGTGTATAATCTTCGACTTTCTTATCTAAATCATCATCACCTATCATAAAATAATCTTCATTATTCTTAGTGATAGAGAAGTAACTCGCATTCTTTAATGCTGTTGCTTGCACAATGATAGGACTATCGGCTGTTCCTGTACTTACAACAGAAACTTGGTCAGAAATAGCTGTGTTTTTAGTACCTTCGACTGCGTATTTGTATGGATCAGCTAAAACTACATTAATACTGAATTGCCAAAACGTTTCACTGTATTTATCTAACTCAATTGGTCCTTCAAAGTAAGCGTTCCAGTACCAATCTTGTGATTTAAACTGTAAAGGTACAGCATGGTCATAATCAAACAGCTTAACTAAATCATTTAATACTTCATCATGCGTTTTCACGCCACCTGATGAAAGATAATCGTTTCTAATAATTAATGGAAGTTCGAATTTATATTCTTTAAGTTGTCTTTGTTTAACTACACTTCCACTTCTACCTAATACTTCTTCAGTTTCAATACCAAAATTAAAAGAGGGTATTTTAAACCCTCTTTCAACTACTAACCATGGAAGTGTTTTATTATTAACTTTTATAGTATCAATCAATTATGTTACCTCCCCTGGTTTAAATCTTGATTTTCTTTGTTTTTGTCTATTGTATTTATCAATAGAATTAAAAACTTGTTGTTCATGTGTATATTTATCAATCGTTGGTTCAAAGTTTTTATCTGCAATCGTTTGATTACTTGTTACAATTTGAGTTAATAAAGCGATTTGTTGTTGTTGTGCCTGTAGCATTTGCAACAACAAATCATTATCATTACTTCCACTTGGTTTTGGCAATGAATTAGGTCGTTTATTACCTCTTGTATTACTTTTTTTATCAATGTCTTGTGCTGCAAGTGCTAGCATTTTCATAGCGTCACTACGTCTAGCTGGATCAGTTGGAATTATCCACTCTGGATAACCACCTTCTGCGATATTATACCAACCTGCATTCTTGATTAAGCCACCTGTGGCGTAACCATGACCATGACCTATTACAGATAACATTCCTGATTTGCCATATCTAACTTTTGCCCAATGAATACCAGCTAGCAAGTTATCTAACGGGTTAAATATGTTGCCATGACCTGGAAACTTCATTGAATTAAATGTATTTCTAGCAACTTGAACTAAACCTTTGGCCTCATTTCCTCCTGTATTAGCATCGACATATCCACCTTGTACAGCTCTAGGATTACCACTACTTTCACTATCTATTTGTCTAGCCCATGCATTAACATATGCTGATGACGTTGGTAAACCGTTCATACGTAAAGCTTGTTTAATTTGAGGCGCCCACTTAATACCTGCTTTAGGCGCGCTTCCACCACTTTTTGCATGTCCTTTAAGCCATTTAAGTGGATTAACTGTATTCGCGTTTGTAATTGTATCGTGGCGACCTTTTTCGACTTGGAAATGTAAGTGAGGTCCAGTCGTCCAGTTACCACTGTTACCAGTTTTTGCAATAGGTTCTCCTGCTTTTACTTTTCCATGCTTTAAAATTTTAGATAAATGCATGAAAAATAAAGTAAACTGACCTGTTAAAAGACGCGCTACAAGTCCACCACCGAAGTTGTGAATTTCTTTTAAATTACCATCATTTGTAGAATTAATGGTAGTGCCATATGGAGTACCGAAGTCAATACCATAGTGATGTCCCCCAGCAAATCCATAACCCGGTGCGCCACCATTAGGATAATATCCTGTATTAATATGATAGCCAGTAAATGATGAGCCATCTCCACCGCCTGCATCGTTTAGCCAACCATCGAATAAAGATTTAACACCATTTTTAAGCTTTTTATAAGCACCTTGCATTAACATGTAAGGCAATTCAGCACCTTTAAGAAAATCGAAATTAAATCCTACTTTTTCGAAAATTTTGTTGACTAACTTACCTGGATGACCGATATAATCAAACACATCTCCTATACCTTTAATTACAGCGCTGCCAACATCTTTTGCTTTTTCAGTAACTTCTATACCTTTAGCTATTCCTTTTGCAGCAGTATTTTTTACTGTATTTTTTACAGTACCACCAGCATCTTTTACTTTATCTATACCGCCTTTAATAGCTTTTTTACCGCTATCAAAGGTATTCATTGCAAAGTCTTTTAACTTGGTACCTATACTGAATTTAGGAACCATATTATTACTCAACATAGCATGAGTTTGCTCGCCATTTAAAATACGAGTTCCTTTGGCAAGTGGAATTGTTGTATCTGTAGCTGGTGTGATGAAAGCTTTACCGCTAGGTGGAATGACTGTTTCATGTCTAAAACCACCTGGACCATTGCCAGGACCTTTATCTCCAACGGTAGCTAAAGTATTACGATTAAGTTTACCTTTCGTAATATAACTTTGAGTATGAGTGCTTTCAGTACCAGTAGAGAGTTTTATTTTAGGCAACTTAGGCATATCTAATTTTCCAGCTACCCAGTTAACGCCATCGATAAGTTTATTCAATCCGCTTTTTACAGCTTTAACCATTCCAGTAATATGACCTTTGATTTTTCCAATAATGTTTTTAAGTCCACCATTCATATTATTGAATGTTCTTCGAACACTATTCCATAAACCTTTAGCCATATTAATCGTTGTATTCTTGATACTACGCCAAGTGTTAGACATAAAACTTTTAACTTTGTTAAAAATATTACGCGTTCCATTTGATAAACTATTCCAAGTACCTTTAACGCCACTCCATAAAGATTTTGCTAAATCAGTCACTTTATTTTTAATAGATCGCCAAGTGTTAACTAACCAATTTTTTAATTTGCTAAAGATATTCTTAGTACTAGACCACAGATTATTAAATGTATTTTTAACACTTGAGTATAAAGATTTAGCTAATTTTACAACGCTATTTTTCAGTGAACGCCAAGTATTTACTAACCAGTTTTTCAATTTAGAAAAAATATTTTTCGTACTAGACCATAAACTAGAGAACGCTTTTTTTACACCCGTGTACAGACCTTTAGCAAGCGCCACTACTCTATTTTTAATAAAGTTCCAACTTGCAATCATCCAAGCTTTTAAAGTAGTTATAGTTTTGCGGACACTAGTGCTCATTAATTTAATAGTATTTACAACACCATTTTTTATAGCTCGCCAAATTCTTAATGTTGTATTTTTGATAAAATTCCACAGATTTACTAGGAAGTTTTTTAAGCTATTAAATGTTGCTTTACTTGTAGCAATCCAAGCACGAATAATTGCAATTACACCATTTTTCAATGCAGTCCAAATTCTAATAGCCGTTGCTTTTATCACATTCCATAATGTTGCTAAAAAGGCTCTTAAAATTGCAAAGTTATTTTTAGCAATCAGAACAAAACCGCGTACTATCGCTATCACACCATTTTTCAAACCATTCCAAATTGCAATGGATAGATTTTTTAAACCTGTAAAAATTGCGATAACCGCATTTTTCATTCCAGTAAATAATGCTTTAACCACAGTAACTGAAACTCTAACACTTAATGTGATTACATTTTTAATCACTGTCCAAATTGCACGGAATGCATTGATTAATAAAGCACCTAACGTCTTAGCAATAATCACTAAATTACCTAGGGCAAATCTAAGAATACCGGCAATGACTTGTAATGCACCCGAAAAGACTTGTTTAATACCTTGCCACATTAATGAGAAATCGCCTGTAAACAAACCTTTAAAGATGTTGATAATACCACGAATAACATTAAGTCCACCTTGTACAACCATTCGAATTGATGTAAATACATTAATTACTATCTGTTTAAGCCCATTAAATACAATACTAAAGCTTGTTTTAATAGCACCTAAAATAGGCTTAATTATAGCGTTATACAACGTGCTTAAAACTATTGATACAGTTGCTTTCACGATTTGGAAAGCTGCAATAATGCTATCTCCGTTTTCTTTCCAGAAAGCTTTGAAGTAAGCGCCAACTGCTATTGAGATACTTTTAATGAAGTTAACAAAATCATTATAAGCACCACGTATCATTAGCAACGTTGAAGTGAATTGTCGAGCTGCTTCATCAGGTAGTATTTTTTTGAAAATATTTAACCCTTCACCAGTGTTTCCACTAAAGACTGCTTTAATACCTGCGCCAAATTGTTTAATAATATTCCATAATCCAATAAACGCATTTTTAACCGGATTAATTACGGCATTAACGATATTTCTAAACGTCTCTGATTTTTTATAGGCAACCACAAATGCTACACCTATTGCAGCTATAGCTGCAACTGCTATCCCTATTGGTCCTGTTAATGCAGTCATTAGTCCGCCTATTAAAGGTATCTTAGTAATCAACCCACCAATTTTAGGTAGAATACCTTTAATATTCGCACCAAATTTAGTAAAAAAGGCTTGTCCACCTTCTGTAGCTGTTAATACTTCAACAGCTTCTGAGATACCAACAATACTATGTGCTAGTATTCCAGTTAGTACCAGTAAAGGTCCTATTGCAGCACCTAAACCAACAAATATCGTAGTTAAAACAATCAATGGTGTTGGCATGTTGTTGAACTTCTCTACTAAGAAGGTTACCGCTTTAGCTAATCCTCTTAATACTGGTGCAAATGCAGTTCCAATTGTAATACCTAGTGATTCAAAAGCACCACCTAATTGTTCAAGCGACCCTTTTAAATTATCTTTCATCTTATCGGCCGCTTCTTTTGATGCACCATTTGAGTTTTTCAATGAGTCGCTATACTTTTTAAGTTTAGCTGGACCTGCGTCAATCAATGCTAAGAAACCACTTGCTGCTTCTGTACCAACAATTTGTGCTACATATGCAAGTTTTTGATCTTTAGTCATTCCTTGCAAGGCATCTTTAAACTGACCTATCAAATTAGGCATACCAACAAATTCACCTTTAGAATTTGATAAAGAAATGCCTAATTTATCAATAGCTTTTTGTGATTGAGCAGAAGGTTTTGCTAATTTTATAAAGGATGCACGTAAAGCAGTACCAGCTTGTGAGCCTTCAAGCCCACTATTACTCATAACTTCGATTGCTGCAGAAGTATCTTCTAAAGTAACACCTAAAGAATGTGCAGGTGTACCCGCATATTTAAGTGCATCTCCCATATACTGAACGTCCGCTGCACTGTCATTAGCTGCAGTTGCTAATAAGTCGGCTACATGACCTGAATCAGAAGCTTTTAAGTTAAATGAGTTTAAAGATGATGCCATAATTGTTGCAGTTGTCGCTAAATCTGAACCACTTGCTTCTGCTGCACTGATAACACCAGGCATAGCTTTCATGATTTGGTTAGTATTCATACCTAATGCTGCTAATTCTTCCATACCTTTCGCTACTTCTGAAGCAGAAAGTGATGTTTTAGCACCTAAATCAACTGCTTGGTCACTCATAGCTTTTAATTGCGATTTAGAAGAACCCGCAATAGCACCAACTCGTGACATTTGGCCTTCAAAGTCTGCACCCGTTTTAATTGCAGCACCAAAACCAGCTACAACTGGCAATGTGAAGTACATTGACATGTTTGAACCAACGTTACGCATTGATGATCCTACGTTATTAATCGAATCTTTGTACTTGTTTACTGTTTGAATACCTTTACCAAATCCTGAACCACTCAAATATTGAGCCTGTTTTTGCTCTTGTGCCAACCGTTTATAGCTTTGAGTTGTTTCATCAATTTCGGTTTCAAGTTCATTCATCTTGATTTTTTGTTGTGTAATAGCACTAGCCAATTCTCGTGCTTCTTGACTGTTTTCACCTTGCGCATTAACAACATGTTTATATTGAGCACTTAATTCACGCAATACTGTTCGTTGTTTAGTTAAGTTTCCACTTAAAGTGTCTAAATGAACTTTATAAGCTTTAACACTTTCGCCTGCACGCGCAAGATTACTTCTTGATAGAGATAGAGTATCATTAAATTGTGTCATCTTTGCTCTTATTTGAGACATAGATGAGATACCTTGCTTTTGTTCCATTTCAAGTCGATTATGCGCTTGTGTAGTTTGTGTAAGTTGACCGTTTAACTCTTTTAACTTCACACGTTCTTCAGTTAATTTAGCATTCAACTGTTGCGCTTCTTGACTTGTAGCACCATATTGCTTTTTAGCATAGTCATATTGTCTAGATAAATTTTGAACAATGAGTTGTTGTTGCTTCATGCCATTATTTAGTTCGGCTATGCGTGCTTTATAAGCCTGTGCAGTTTGTCCACTTAACTTAAATTTGTTAGCACTGATAGATAGCGATTGGGATAACTGCGTCATCTTCGCTCTGATTTCAGACATAGACGAAGTTAGTGTTTTTTGTTCAAACGAGAATCGCTTAGCTTCTGCAGTAGTCTTTTTATACTGATTGTCTAATTGATTTAAAGAGTTTTTCTCTTGCAAAATCTTCTCTTTCAATTCAAGAGCTTCTTTACTCATAACACCTTGTTCTCGTACTACTTTTTGATAACGACTTTCTAAAACTCTAATCGTGTTTTGATGCTTTTGAATAACTGTGTTTAACTGAGTTAAATAGTTTTTATAACTTGTAGTTGATTTTTCTGCACTTTGAAAAGCCATGTTTGCGATATTCAATTGACGTTTCATTGTACCTAACACAGTATTTATTTTTTCCATTGAGAACAATGTTTGCTTAGAAGTTGTACTAAATTGTTTCATTTCGGATTGCGTAGAGTTTAATTGACGTTGATACATTTGTAATGCTCTATGCTGCTTACTGTATTCTTGACGTAACTTCTCTGCTTCCACACTTGTACGTTGCTCTTCTAGAGTCATTTTTTTCAATTGACTTGAGATATCTTTCATTGAATTTTCAGTCACGTCAATCGCTTTATTTAACTCTTTGGTTCTTGTTTGGAAAGACTGCATAGATTTTTCAGAGTTTTTAAAGTTAGCATTAGAACGACGCATTTCAGTATCTAAGGTTTTAAACTGACTTCGTATCTGTTTCATAGTCCTATCAATACCAACATCACGCATATTCATTAATATGGACATGCCTTTAAATCTTGATTCCGCCACTCATTGTCACTCCTTTCTTATTTTAGGTATAAAAAATAAGCCTTAGTGTTGATAACTAAGGCTATAAGGCTGTAAATAACGCATCTGCTCTATCATCAGTATCAACAGTATTTAGATGACGTTCATCTAAAATTTGAAGTATATAATAAAATGGCATCTTGAGTACTTGATCGGCCGGTGTGCCGTTCTCAATCATCTGTTTTACAACTTTGTCCAAGTTCTTTTTCATGCCACGATACGTTAAATCTTCGTCTTTTATTTTATTTAACTGATGCTCTGAATAAACTTTTTTGTCTCTTCATCTTGTTGGCCGTTTGCTATAAACTCAACTTGTTTTTGTAAAGTTGGGATAGCATCAGGTGCATGCAAACGTGTTCTAATATCTTTAGCTGCAAATTGTCCACCATAAATTTTTACAACTACATCAATTAATTTATCTAATTGATCTTTGAATGATAATTCGATTTCTCCATTTTCAGCTTGTTCTAATTCTGACATTACGTCAGTTGCTTCATATAATACATCTAATGGAATGAAATGAGGTGTTAAATAAGTTTCTAATTTAATTTCTTCTGCTTCAGGATTTTCTACTAATCTAATATAATTACGTTTTAATTTGTTTGACATGTCTAAAAAACTCCTTTTTATTTCGAAATAAAAGGACGGCTCTTACACCGTCCTAAGCTTTACTATTCTTCTTCAATGCGTTCAAAAAACGGTAATTCATACCCTTTATTTTTCAAACGCTTTTCAAAGTCGTTGATATCTTTAACTTTCTCTTCCACAACTTCGTCTTTACGATACTCTTTATCGTTTTTTAAATTAATTGCATCTTTTAAAACTTTAAATTTAGCCATAAGTCAAAACTCCCTTTTAAGCTGATGCAGTACCAGCACTTGTTTCAACTTTTTCGTCGTAAGCACCTTTTAATAATTTTTCAAAGAATGAATCTACTTTGGCACCTTCACGTGCGCTATCGAATAAGATTTTACGTACGTCATCATTGATACGGTGCATTGCAGTACCTTCTGATTCTTCTGAACTGAATTCCCAATCATCTTCTGCAGTTTTACCTTCTAAGTTTGGATCTCCGAATAACACTTTAGTTAAACCAACCATTTGGAAAGTTCCATCACGACGTTCACGTTTGAACCAAACTGCAACATATTTATTTTGTTTACCTTTAATTTCTTGGAATACACCATTCTCATCATAAATTTCATTGAAAATTAACTCACGGATAGATTGTGGGAATGCATGCATTGTCATTGAGATTTTACCTTCGCCATCAGTTGTACCAGATTCAATAATAGTACCATCTGCATAAGCGTTTACTGTTTCTCCACCTGTTTCAACTGAAATCTCTTGTAACCCACGAGTTTGAGTTACGTTTGTGTATTTAACATTATCTTGCTCATCTGTATCTAATAAAGCGAAACCTAAATCTTTAATATTAATAAAAGCTTTTGGTGTTTTTGCATATTTGACCATTTAATTTTCCTCCTCATAAAAAATCGCCTCATACCGCCTAGTTGAACGATATAAAGCGAACTGTTTATCATATTCATTACCTAAATTACTTGTTTGCCCTGCTTTCAATTCTTTCCAGAGCAAGTCACTGATACGTTGTGATATTTCATTTCTTCGTAATCTTGCATTGTATTTATCATTTGCTTTAACAAAAACATCAATTTGAACAATGTAGTTATAAGCTACTCGGTCTCCGTCATAATGTAATTCCGGTATAGGATCATCAAAATCATCAAGCACTACATAAGGTTGCGCAATATCCTTAACATCAGGATAATCGTTGAATTTGATGTTATTAACATTGAGTAACTTCATTAGTTTTTCGTCATTTTTTAAGACGCTATAAATTGTATTTAAAATATCAATCATAATAACTTTTCAACTTCTTCCTGTACTTTTTTATAAAACGCAACTTCTGCAGAACGTAGTGCTTTTTCAATCGCCCCAAAGCCTTTAGGTCGAATAAACTTACCATTTCTAGCGTGAAAGCCTTTCTCGTTTAAATGAACAATAGAATATCTATGATGTGGTCCTTCCCAATAAATACGGACAGAGCGCACACCTTTATCCCAATAAGGTTTTGAGATTTTAGCTTCTGCATATTCGGCACCTGTGTCTCTGAAATATCGGATATTCGCTTTAATCGCATCTAAAACTATTTGACCCGCTTCTAAAAGCGCATCATCAATAATCTGTGTAATACGTTTACGATTAAAACGTCTATCAAGTTCTTTTTGCAATTCATCTAACCCTTCTGCACGAATGCCTGAAAAGTTTTTACTCGCCATTAGCTACCACCCCTGCAGTTAGCATTAAAAATTGTTCGTTCTCTACATCAGGTTGTACTAACTTAATATTCAAATCTTGATGAATATATGGCGACTCTATTTCAACGTAATGCTTTTCATTCGGAACGTACTGACCATGGGTTTCTCTTATAAAGATTTTAACGTCGTGCTCAGTTCCATTTGATATAGCTTGTTGAAGTTCAGTCATTTTCCATTGGGGTACATAGCCCCAACAACTGTAGAGTTTAACTTTACGTTTGACACCAGCTTCAGGTCCTACATTCTCTTGATATGAATAAAAATGAACACGAGTATTTAATTTTTTAGTAGTAATGAAAGGTTTTTTAAATGTTATTTTCATTGTTAACACTTCCAATCACATTATTCAGACCAAAACTAATTAAATCATCCTGGTAATTATCATTAAAATACTCAAGCAAATCTTCATAAGCATAACGTGATCTGGCAAATACTAAGTCTTGACCTTCTAAATTTTCATATATATCAAACTCACCAAATCTCGACACTAGATTACTGTATGACTTCTTTAAAAGATTTTTTAAATACTCGTCTTCTGTGTCATGTGAGATTTTGGTGTATTGTTTAAATTCAATTAGCAAATCATCTGTGATGTTTTCCACTTACATCACCTCATTTATTACGCTTCCGCTCTTCCATCAGTTGTACCGCCTGCAGCTGTTTGTGATTTAGGACCATTAGCCACTTTTAAATCATAAACTGCAGAAGCTTTGTTATCTGCTGGTTGACCGTATGCGAATGTTTTAGCAGTGAATAATACTGCATCTTCTAAAGCTAGAGTTTCATTAAATTTCTTCACTGTTAAACCACCTCCACGAACTGCGTCATAACGATCAGTAACAAAAGCAACTAATTTCTTTTCAGGAACGAATTCTGAAGCAACAACAGATACGTTATAAGGTAATACCGTTACAAAACCACCGTTAGCTGTTAAGTACGTGTAACGTGCTTGGATATCCCACTCGTCTTGAGGGTTTACAACTAATGTTACTTTACCATCAATTTTTAATTTTTTACCTCTAGCATCGACAGATAAGTTTTTCAACACATCTTTTAGTTCTAATACAGTAGTATCCGCGTCAGCAAATGTTAAAGTTCCTAAAGCTTTCTTGTCCGTAACTGCGCCATTATCTGTGTTGATGTCTTTCATTAAACCAACAGGTTGTAATTTAGACGCGCCACCACCATTGATAACTGCAGCTTCTAATGCTACTGAAATAGCCTCTTGAATTTGAGTACGTACAAAACGTTCAATCCAGTTAGGACCAAAGATTGATAAGTCATCCGGTAAAACTACAAAACAAGTCAGTTTGTATTGAGTAAAGTCTTCTTCACGGAATGCAGCATCTAATTGGCCTTTAATTTCTCCAAAGATTTTACCCCATACCGCTTGACCTGCTGGGTCCGCTTTAATTACACGGGTTTTAATTCCTGCATTTTGGAAATTGATTTTAGATAATAACGGATGTTCTTTCTGTAGATCATCAAACACGCGTTCAACCACTGTTTCAGGTAAGATTTTGTCGTCTGTATATCCCACTTCATAATTAATTTCGTTGAAGAATTTACGTTCTTCAGACGTTAATGGGTCTTGAGAACGTTTTGCTAAGATTCCATTATCTACAACACGGTTGTTTACTCTATTCTCGATTTCTTCTTGTAAATCATTTGATAATGCGTCAAACATAGCACCAAATGCTTTTGATTGTTCTTCATCACTTGCACCATTTTGTACTAAATTAGCAAATTTTTGCTTGTGCTCATGATAGTTTTTGAGCTTTTGCTCATTTTGTTTCATGTCTGCCATATTTTTATTTCCTCCTTAATTTTAAACATTAAAAATAGCCTCCCGTTACTCACGAGAAGCTAGTTAAAATGTAAATCGATTAAATTTGTTATTTAGTGGTTGCTCTGGCGGTTTTGGTGGATTATCTTCTTGTTTTGAGTCATCCTTGACCACACTCTTTGCAACATCTTTTAATAAAGTGAAAATATCATCTAATTTGTCATTAACGACTTTAGCGTCGATACCCTTTTCCTCAGGTTTCTTTTCTTCTTGTGGCGGTGTATCTTGTTCTTGCGGTAAATTGTCCACATTGTAATGTTTAAATTTGTTTGGCATATTCTTAAACTGTGCCTCCATTTCCGGTGAGATTTTTGCTGCTATTGGGGTTGCATTCTGAATTTCATCAATAAGTCCTAAGTCTTTACATTCTTCGGCACTTAACCATGTTTCTTCGTCTAGCATCTTTTGAAGAAGCGCATGATCAATATCAGGGTTTTTAGCAACATAGCTATTGAATACAGTATTATTAATTTTATCCAAGTCATCTGCATGTTTTCTTAAATCATTGGCATTACCCATTGCGATCGTCCACGCATTATGAATCATCATCATACTATTGGACGGCATTACAACTTTATCAGCTCCCATAGCAATAACCGTAGCTATACTTGCAGCTAAACCTTGTACATTGGCAGTAATATGCGACTTATGATTTTTAATCATATTGTAGATAGCTATACCACTAAAAACTGAACCACCTGGAGAGTTGATATTTAGGGTAATATTTTCAACATCGTCTAAGTCTTTTAAGGCTTGTTTAAACGATACCGCGCTTGTTTCAACATCATTCATACGTTCATCTACAATTTCACCATACATATCTATACTTGCTGATGTGGGTGACGTTTTCTTAACATTGAAAAAGCCTTTACTCTTGTCCACTTGCATTAGTCTCACCTCCTTTAAACGCATCTGCACTTTGGAGATTTTTCGTAATGATAAATTTATCGAGTTCTGGGTCGTTGGCAGGGTCTTCTCCTGTCATAATACGAACTTGGTTTCGAGTAAATGTACCAGAAGAAACTAATTTATCAATAGATTCAGACATTTGTAGTGGGTCTCGCTTATCAATACCTACTACTTTAATATGTTTATCTTGATTTAAGTATTCATCTTCATAGAAGAATTTTGCGTTTAATTCTGCTTCGATTTTTCTAAGCATTGGATTGATACAGAATTTCAAATATGAATCAATAGCTTTATCTAAATCTGCCATTTCACCTATAACAAGAGAAGGTGGTACACCTATCATTCTTGCGATATCTGTTAATATAGTACGTTTTAGTTCTTCTAGTTCTTTAAATTCTTGCGAACCCTGTGACGCGCCTTTACTCGAATGTTCTTCATAATCTAAACCTTTTGTAAGTGGTGCGATAGCAATAGAATTGTTTTTAAACGCCTCAAACATCATATCTATATACCCTTGCAGTTTTTCTCTTCCACCTTCGGCTTTGAATTGAGTGGTATCGATATTTAGGACGCCTCTTACTTGATTATTCATCAATTGCAGGTCAATCATACGACCAAATATTTCACCATAATCTTCAAATAGCCCCAAAGAATACTGTTCGAGTTTCTCATTACTATAATTGAGATATATTACATCATCCATCGAAAATACACGTTTAAATTCGAAATTATTAACCATAACATTTGTGAATTTATGTGGATATAAACCCATTTCATCTTCCTTCACGAAGTCATCGGCAACAAAAAAGTACCCATCATCATTTTTAACAACAAGTACTTCATTATCCATAATTAACTTATAAATAAACTTTTGCCAAAAATCGACTGCATTTTGATTTTTGTTAGGATGAACATTCAACTTGTAATGCAGGTCATCTTTTTCTCGCTTGTTCCCCGTCATCACTCTAAATTCACTTTGTGATATAGTTCTAGCAACCATTTCAACAACGGTATTTAAAGCAATTTGTTTTAGGTAAGTTTTTTTACTTTTATCTTGAAGAAACTCAAGATCGTACATCCAAGATAATTCAGAATGTCTTTTAAACACACTATCAAATAGTCCCATTTTCTAACCTCCCTTCAGTTAAAATCTCAAACCACTTAATAGATTGATTTCTTCTTCTAAATTAGAATCTTTCAAATCATCTGCACGGTACAATGCATGTACTAAGGCTTGGAAACCGTCAGTTTTACGTCTTATCGGCTCTTTCTTTTCATATTCTTTGTTGCCATCTTTACGTATTTTGACGGCCACGTTCTGCGTATACCATCTCATCAATGGATTATCCCCAAAGATAATATGATGTTGCGCAAACATGTCTTCAATTCTAGGTGCAAGTAATGATTGAATTGCTCGAGTATTTTTAATCACTTCATATTCAATACCTGCGTCTTCAAATAATGGTCTAAGCAAGTCCATTCTGAAGTTATCAGCTACTACCTTTTGTAAACCGTAACTTTTTTGTGCTTCACTGAACCAATCGATGATGTGTTTAGGGTTGATAGTCGGCTCATCTACAATTGTGAGCAAGCCTTTCTTTTCCCATTCATGAATAGGTGGTTTCAATTTGTACTTATCCAAGAACTCTTTTCTTGCGAATGAATGAGTTTTCCAAATATAATCCTCACCCGATCTAAATAACAAACCAACTGCTGCAAAGTCTTTTAAACTTGCGTAGTCAAGGCCACCAATGCATTCATTATTTTCAAGTGGTGGTATTGGTCGATTAGTTGCCATGATGTCATCCCAAGGCGCTACCACACTTTGAGAGTCTGTTTCAGGCATATTCATTCTCTTAGTCATAAATTCAGGTCGGTTAGATGGATTAAATTGAAGTCCTAAATATTGTTGATGTACTTCTTTGAATAATTGACTACCATATTCACTTCGTGGTTGTTCAAACATTGGATTAGCTTTTTCCCACATTTCAGGCTTATCAACTTCTTCCTTATCATCAATTTTGCAAATGAACGGGAATAATCTATCTTCAGGACTTATACCTTTTAACACATTATCTGCACGTTCTTTTAATCTATCTAAAAAACCTTCTCTAACATAGCCATCAGTTCCGATATAAAATGTTCTAGGATGTGCGACTTTACCTAAGCCACTTCGTTTGATGTTGATGATTGAGTCTTTCTCGTAGGCATGCACTTCATCAAAAAAGATACAACCTTCACGAGCACCATCTTTTGTTTTCTCATTAGACGTATCAAATAAGAATTGTGATTTAGTCTCAATACCTTCAACCGCGACTTTACTTAAGTAAAAAGGGTTGTTAGGTCGTTCACCAGTAACATATAAATTGTTGCTTTCCACCATATCGTATATTTCTCTAAAGCTAACCAATGCTTGTTTCTCACTATTAGCTACAACCGACATATTATATTTAGGAATACCGTGCAATGGTGTCATGAAGAACGCTGCTAACGTACTAATATATCCATTTTTACCGCCACCACGAGCCATTGAAATGAAAAACTCTGAAAAGTAAGGTGTCTTGGTATCGTTCTCGTATAAGAAAACAAAACATGAAATGAATTTTTGAAAATCCTGTAGCTTGAAAAACCATTTCTCACTAAATTTGATGTAATCTTCTATTTTTTGATTATCAAAATATAAATCATCACGATGTAAGATGTTATCTTCAAGGAAAGAAACAAGATCTGCACGTTCATCATTAAAAATTACGTTGCCTGATTTATATTTTTCTATATAGTCTGTAACATGTTTGGGTATCTTCATGTTAAATCAGGTCCTTTCGCTTGTTCTTGTCTGCGTCTTTCTTCGGCTTTTTTATCTAAATGGAATGATTTTTCTAAAGCTAACAACGAGCCACTCACTTTATTCTTTTCTGCAATAGCTGGATTAGCTTTCACAAATTCTTGACTTGCGTTTTTAACAATTGTTATCGGTCCTGACTGCTCAATGTATACATCCAAAGCATAGAATAGTCTTAATAAGTTGATATATCGCTCAACTTTTTCAACTTCAACATTATTTTCTTTATCAATTTGACTCGTTAAATAATCTTCTGTCTCATTAATCTTTTTAATTTGATTTTTAGTTAGCTTGTCTTTTAAATACTTGTCATTTTTCAAAGTCCCTCCCCCTTTCTGCAAAATTTATTTTTAATGATTTTCGGTTTGTCAAGTCCCCTAATGTATGGTTTCGAGAAGTAAATCTGCGAAGTTGACCCAAGCGCCGGTTTCCGCGAAGCCTTTTGTGGTGCGATTTATTTAGGTGGGGGGTATTTGACACTTTTTACACTTTATTTATTTTAATTAAATAATATTTTTATACAATTTTGTTTTACCACTGTTCGTCATTGAATTTATTTTTTCGATTGTTTGGATTATGTTCAAATCTCCCATGACGTTTGTTGTGATGAGATTTACATAGTGTTCTTAAATTAGAAAGTTCATATGCTAAATCAGGTCTTATTTCTAACTCTTTGATATGGTCGACTTCTAGTGATTGTTTTTGATTAATCGTCAATCTACCTTCTGCATTACACATCACACATTCAAAATGATCTCTTGCTAATACTTTTAGTCTTGTCTTACGCCACTTAGCATTAGAGTAGAAACCTTTATTCTTTGTACGTTGTTCAATATAGTCTGCATATGCTTTACTCATCTCTATTACTCCAAACAAAAAGACACACCACCTACGTGATGTGCCTGTGTATTCATATCGTGTTAACTCAAGTATATATAATTAAATAAACTATTTATAATAGTGTGTCATGTGTGGCATATGTGACATTTGTCCCATTAAGTTTGAGACTTCATATATATATTCACAATGACATCTAGCTTTCTATATATTTCTTTTCTATCTACTCTCATTAACATAGCAATAGTATTTATCTTCTCGCCTTGTTTGAGTAGTTGAAGTATATGATAGTTCTTGTCATTCGTTATCTTATGTTCATACTCATCAATGAATGATACTTTATCTATAAGCTCTTGTGTCTTACGTCTATCCTTATCATTGCGTATCACTCTTACTAATACCTTATCGCCTGTACCACCTTTAGCTTTAGGCATAGCCGATTCAATACCATACTGTCCGATTGATGTACTATCGTACTCATATACTTGATGATCAATTAATCGTCTCATCCAATGATAATCCATTATAAGTTGTTTCACTTCCGTTGGTGTGTACAAGTGATTACCTCCATTGTTTATTGTTGGTCAAAAGGTGTGCGTTCCACTTTGATAATTTCTATGGCTTGTTCTTCTGTAAAACCTTGTTGTCTTAAACTTGTTAATCTCTCACGTTGATATTGGGATTTCAATCTAGCCACTTCAAGTATTAAAGGGAAAGTTGATTTCAATTCATATATTTGGTTTTGAATATTAACACTTTCTTTTTTACTACCGTCCATATTAAATATATTATCCATTACATTACCTCCATTACTTAAACTGTTTCTTCGCTCTCTCAATCTCACGTTCAATATCTTCTATATCATTTTCTCTTACAAACTTACTAAAGAGATATACGTTGGTGTATTTCAGTGCATCTAATTCATTACGCAAGATTGAGTTACTACCTAATGCAATCAGTAATGCTATTGCGAGAATTATTGATATTGTTATCCACATGCTAATTCACTTCCTCTAAATAAGTGTTGAGTGCTAAAACTTTGAAGTTGTACGCTTTAGATAATTCATAAGCTACATCTCTATCACTAAACCGTTCAGCTTTGTATACATCTGTTGTTGTTTCAAGAACTTTATGTGTTACTTTGTTACCTGCATAAATTGATACAGTATCTTTATAGTATCGACCTTCTTCGGTTTCCAATATATAATCTTGAGTTAAAGGTGTTTGCATCACTCTGAAACCTCCGCGTTCAAATGGATATGATCATCCTGTGTAAAATCTTGTGGCACTTCCACATCATCTACACTCTGCAACTTAACGATAAGTTCGTTAGTTAGATATTTGCTTAGTTCATACATTCCGATAATGAACTATATTTTTAGTATGCGTTTAATCATTACGTTCACTCCTTATCGAATATTCCTAATTTTTTATATTCATCTTCTAGCCAACGCCAATTTGTTTTAGGTGGTTTAATGCAATTTAATAACCCTTTGACTTCGACTTTCTCTTTAGCTTCTTTCTCACTCTCTGCCTCTACCAACGTCATACGTTCATTCTCTCTAGGTGCTTCTACATTTACATGCACATGACCTGTGCTGTCTGTAAATTCTCTGATTAGGTATTGCATTATTCTACAACCTCTAAAATCTCATGTTTCATTCTGTATTCTTTGACAGTACCATAGCAGCGTTCTGCAATATCCATAGCACTATCTAAATAAGAAGTTTTAATAGCTTTTTCTATGTTTTTAGTGAAACTGTATACATTTCCAAATGCATTTGTTGATACGTACAAGCCACTCTTTATTTCAATAATATATTTCTTGTCATTTTGATTATCTTCCATTCCCACTCACTCCTTATCCAGCTTGTTATTCTCGAATTGTTTTCTTTTACGTTCTTCAAACTCTTTGCGTTTGTTTCTAGTTTTCTTTGCAATTCTTTTATATTCACGTTCTTCTTTGGTATTTTCTAAATACATTTTGACAATCATTCCTGCCGAACTGACTAATAATAGTAAGGCTATAATAATTAAAATTAGTTCTGTCACTTCCCCAGCACCTCTTTTACACGTTGATATATGTCCTTACTCCCCTGTACTTCCGTATGCTCCACGTTCTGATTCTTCGTCAAACTCTTGCACCTCCGTTGGCTCTGGCAACATCACTGGTGTAACAACCAATTGTGCTAAGCGTGTTCCTGCTTTAACTACGATTGCCTCATCACCGATATTGTCTGTAATAATTCCAATTTCTTTGTTATACGTGTGATCAATTGTTCCAAGTGCTACACGTAACTTAGTTTTAAGTGAATTACCTGAACGTGGTCTCACTTGCGCCTCATATCCATACGCTAAATCAATTGCAATGTGTGTTGGTACTACGACTGTACTATGAGCAGGAATAGTTGTATCTTCTGCGACATATAAATCTAATCCACTATCTGTTGGATTTGCTCTCGTTGGCAAGATTGCATTTTCTGATAATAATTTAATTGGTAAAATTGACATTATTTTCTCTCCGTTTCTTCTTCCATAATTTGTGATAAACGATATATTTGAATATCAGACATTCCTATTCTGTTACACGCTCTGAAAAAAGCTTGTTCTTCTTTTGATTGTTCTCTTTTTGCATACTCTGTAAATTTATATGCTGCAATTAAGTCCTTAACTATTCTAGTGACTACTGTTCTAATTATTGATTTACCTACAAATTTAATTACGTTTTTCATTTATTGTTCCTCCAATATTTGAATTAATTGAATGTGATACCATTCTTGATAAACGTTCACGTTCTGTTTTTGTATCAACTATTTGATATCGGTAATTCAACATAGGTGCTAATGCTGGTTTAAGTAACGACTGCTTAATAACTACTTTTTGGTTACCGACCAATGTATGAAAACTGCCACCATTTAATAAACTGAGTAAGTCATTTTCATCAAGGAGTATAGTTTGTTCACTCATCACTACCACGCTCCTTTAAATTTATAATTACATGACAGATGTTTTGAAATATTGCATTTGGCTCTCTATCTTTTAATGTCCCGTTAACGATTAAATCATCTATCTCATCAAACGCCTCTGCCTTTCTTTTCGTTTCTGCCATATCATTGATGAGTTCGTCATGCTCTTTAGACGTATCATATAAATTCTTTTCTATTTCATAACTCAACTTAATTTCTTTATCTAATTTTCTTTCTAACTCTGCATTACGCTCACGCAATTTCTCAAGGTCATCAAGCAATGCGTCATAACTTTTTTGTGATAATGTTACTGTCATTCCACCATAGCACCGTCCTTCCAAATTAAAGTCATTGTGCCGTCGTTATTAATTAAATTAAATGTTTTAGTTTTTGCGCGACTAGAGTTAATTTCAAGTACTTCCTTGATGTTTTCATTCTCGTGATAATCTATAAAAATTTCGTCATCGACACCTGTAAAAATTTCAATGAACATAGGCAAAACTGTATCCTCGTCGATTTCTTTTTCAATTTCGACTGTGAAAGTTTCATTTATAGCAATTTCATGCTCTATCGACAAATTTTGAATTTTATCGAAATACACAGAACCACCATCAAGATTGCTATAAAAAGCCTTGTCACTAACTTCGTTCTCCCACGCCCACTCAATTAATTCTGGTAATGTCATCTCTACCTTACGTTTAATCTTTGTCATTCCTTACACACTCCCTATTCCTTTTAATATCGTTCTCACTTACCAACATCGTCACTCTACTTCCTGCTACCTTAACCACAAAGCCGTTGACACCTAGCTTGCGTAATTCCTGTTGTATCTGTGTAGGTGTCTTGCCTTGTGTGTTGTAGCGATAACGTTGGTTGATTGTGTCGGATAGTATCATAAGATTAACTCCTCACATATCTCATCAAACGTTTGAATACCTCTACTATCAGTGATATCCATAATTACGCCATACACATATTGATTGATACTGAACTCTGCTCGGTCTTGCTCGTCTGAAATATGTCCTGTCCCTTGTCTAATGTCAGTACATTGAACATAAATCTTAATATCCTTCTCACTTTCTTTTTTAAGGCGCTGTGCGTACCCCATTTCGCAAATTGTCCCTTGTGCATGAGGTAAGTAATCGAATATCATAATGTTACTGCGTTCCATACCCTCTGTATCATTAGCTACAATACGTTCTGCTAATTTATCTTGCTTAGCATTAGCTTTATCATTGATGCCCTTATCGTCATGTGGTGCATAGACTTTAAAGCCTAATCGTTGTAACTCTTGCTTTTCCCACTCACGACGTATCTGTTGCCCTATACTTAGCATGTCGCCACCTAAATAGATCATAGTTAGTCCTCCTTATATTTATAAACAACTATTGCACTTGGAAAAGGCGCACTATTTTTACCATTTCCAAACTTCAAGCGACCTTTTAAAAATCTAATGTCATCTGCTTTATCGAAAATAAAATCATGCCAGTACATTGTGTCTGTTCTTGCTGGTATCAAACAAACAACCGTTGCACCATTCAAACTTTCTTCATATGCTTTCTTGATCCATTTTTTTATTTCTCTGCCGTAAGGTGGGTTCATGAACACAACATCATTTGACCAATCTTTACTCAAACCGTCATCTTCAATAGTGAAGTGTTTACTACACTTAGCATTTTCTTCAGTTGCACATGGATCTAGAGTGAAATTAAATTCTTGATTTAATTCATCAAATAAATGTTGTGGTGTAGTCCATTCATTTGATTTACTGCTAAAATGAACATTCATATACCATCACTCCCAACATTCAATCGCAAACTCGACACTTTGCTTAGCTTTTTGTAAATCTTCTAAACCATTCTTTCTAGGCGCTCTCATTAAGTATTTGAGTGCATTCCCTACGTGATAAAATACTGACGCCGATTTGTACGTCTTACCTACTAATTCGATAATCATTCTTGCCGAAAATTTACCGAACTGATAATGAGGTGGTTCGTGTACCATGTCTTGTCCTTCCTTCATATCCACTTTACGTGTGAATGGCTCGTTTACTCTCACAAAGTCATCATTATCAGTAAGTGTGAATTTATAACCACCTGCATTCTCAACCTCTGCGTACCAAACTGTTTTTAAACCTTTTTCTTTTGCATACACACGATTGACTATGGCCGTTTGCATAGCAGTAATACCTTTAAATGGTGCTTGGAACTGAACAATATTATCTACTTTCAAATCAATTATTCTTACATTTTCCATTCCGCTACCCCCTCTGCACATTGCCGTATTGATCTGTTTTGACTTTAACCATAAGATTGTTTTGTACTAGATTTTTAAAGTATCTAGTGTTCACTCTATGCTTAGCAACCTCACGTTCTGCACGTTTAGCCCTAGCAATACGTTCTTCTCTACGTTTACGTTTCAACGCTCTTTCGTGCCTAATTTCTGCTTGCTGTATCTCATACAACTGCTTAGCTGTTAATTGCTTTTCATTTCTTTCGTACGTCTGCACCATATTCATATACTCCCTTGCCATGTATTAATTCTGGACCACGTAAGCCTTCTTTATATCTCTTACGAACCGTACTATCAGATACATCAAAATATTTATACACATCACATAATCTGTAACGTTTACCGTTTAAATTCACTTTTATCATAGTGTCACTTCCAATCTGCATAACTGACACTAACGTCAGTAATGTTTTTGATATTATCCAGTAAGTCGTCAGGGTCATTTTTATATCTATTAGAGTAATGTTCGATATAGTTTTCTCTATCTGCATGTTTGTTTATCCAAATAGGTTGTTCTACTTCGACGGTTAAATCGAATGTGAGTTTTAGTGTTTCTTCTTGCATTACACTTCCTCCACTTCTAAAATAATTTTCGGTTCCTCTGCATATTGCTTAAAACTGTGTATTTCAACGATTTGGTTATCGTCTTTCCATAGATGATCGTTCGCTGCATCTAGCACAGTTTTGATTAAGTTATCTATATCAGGCTTAGTACGTTTGTACTGACCTATCGCTATCAGTTTTTGGTTTTTTGACCAACTCTTAGGTGGTTTGAAATAAAAGTGAAGCGACACCTTAAGTTGTGTATTCAACATCTTTTTAGGTAACTGGCTCTGTATAAACTTCTTATGCGCCGTATACGACGCTGGCATGTATGTTTGAACAAATCTACCTGTATTTCTGAAACGTGGACGAGGCGAGCCAATAGGTGCCTCATACGTTTCGTTAAAGTTAATTTCTATCCGCACGTTGTCACTCCTAGAATAAGAATTCATCTATTGTTGTCTGTTGTTGTAATTCTTCTTTTCTAAATAATTTATGTTTACGTTTCATCTTTGCTAACTCATCTTTAGTCACAAGTGGTTTAAAATGCTTATCACTCATTCCGCCTTTATTAGCAAGATAGAAAGTACCGTCATCTCTAGGCAGAACCCTAAGCATTTCCCAACCGTCGCTTTCATATAGGCTATATGCGTTAGGTTGATTTTCTATAAGTCCCATCGCTTTGCCTCCACTTTGTTTCATCTAATATTTTTGATTTAACGTTATCGTAATCATCAAAAAAGGTTATTTCTTCACTTTTTAATAATCTATCTACTGCCCAACCCATTTCTAAAATGCTTTTTTGAATGATTGGATCATCTTTGTAATCGTTACGGTACAAGTCGCCTAACAACGTTTGTAATTCTGCAATAATCATTAGTAAAACCTCTGTGTTTTTTTGTAGAATTCTAGTTCAACAACGCCCGTCTCACCGTCTTTATTTTTAACGACGTTTAACTCAATATCTGATTTGCCAGTTTCATCATCTGCGATTTCACGGTTGTAATAGTCATCTCGATAAAGCATGAATATCATGTTCGCATCTTGCTCAATGCCCCCAGCCTCTCTTAAATCAGACATCATAGGACGTTTGTCTTGCCTACTTTCAACACCCCTGCTTAATTGTGATAAAGCAATGATTAAGCAACCTGTTTCTTTAGCTATAATCTTTAAATCACGACTAATTTTTTCAACTTCTAAACGTCTATCTTTTTGTGGCAAGTCAGATTTCATTAACTGCAAGTAGTCGATACATATAATTTGTGGTTTATCGCTATCTCTCATAGCAATTTCTCTCACACCTTGTGGTGTAATTTGAGCATGATCTTCAATTCTAAAGTTGCTATGTTGTTTAATGTCGTTGATTGCTGACATTATTCTTTCAACTTCATCATCATTTAACCCATCTGACTTTTTAATCTTATAAAGTGGCACACCAGATATCGCAGACGTTAGACGTTCAACAATGTTGTTACCTCCAGTTTCTAAACTGAAGAAGGTAGTCGGATACCCCTGTTGTGTCAGGTTCCAAATCATATTTAATGCTAGGGCAGTTTTGCCTGTACTAGGTCGCCCTGCAAGCACGTTTAATTGTCCTTCTTCAAAGCCATGTATCTTTTCATCTAACTTATTAAAGTTCGTCGTTATAAACGTCTTAGGCGTATCTGATAAGATGTTTTCCATAACAGTTGTTAGAAATTGGTCTGTCGGGTTGTCTTTCTCGATATTTAACTCACTTAGCTCTTTTAATTGGTCGATTAGATAAGTAAAATTCTCTTTCGTTGGTACTGATTGAAACTCGCTAACTTCGACCCTAGCCTTATTCAAAATGTAGTTGTTTAAGATATTTAGTTGATCCTGCATAAAAAACACTTTGTCTGTACCTTTAGAGTTATACAGTTGTGTTAATACCTTAGTTGGTATAAATTCAGCATCTTCTCTGCTTTTGTAGTAAATCTCGTTTACATCTACTTTGCCTTGTTCAAGTACATACTCGATAAATTTTTGCGCAGTAACATCTGTAAACATTGCAGGTTTGAGTTTTAACTTACTCAACAATTTAGGGTAGTTCATCAGATTAGACACAATAGCGTGTTCGGTTGATAAAACATCAATATTCTTCATCTACAACACCCCATTCTTGTTTCATCTGCGCCCATTTTTTCTTACGTTCTTCATGACGTTTTTTGTATTCTGGGTCATGTTGTAATTTGTATGCTTTAGTTTGTTCTTTAGGTATCGTATCAATCACTTTTGTTTTAGGTTTATAAGCTAATATGTCAGATAAAGTAGGTTTATACTTCTTTTCTCTGATGTATTGCTCTGTTTTTAATAATGTCGGTTGATAGTCCCCATATTTTATTAATAGGTGTAGCCATTCTTTCAAAACTTGTTCGTCACTATCGAACTTCATATTGTAAATAGTATTGATTTTATTAAGAATGATTGCAGCCTCTTTTTTAGTCATAGGCATTTGTTATCACTCCTCGTTCAATATGTCGTCTAGTAAAGTTCCTTTTACTTGTTGTTTAGGTTGTACTTTGTTTTGAGCATCTTCTTTAGTTTTCACATTTTCTTTAGCCCAATTATTTAAAACTTGAATTAAATAACCAACATGACACCCTTTTTCTTTCGTGTAATCAGTAGCAATTTCGATAACCTCATCAGCATGTTCCCCTATATCGTCGACTGCATATCCTATCTGTTCCATTTGGTAAGGAGTTAGGTTATTATCTAAAAATGTAATTACATAATTAATCGATTTTGAGAAGACGTCGTCACTTCTATCTTCTTTATTCTTATTCTTATTCTTATATTCTTCTTCTCTTTCTTCTTCTGTATCGTTACGTAACGTTACGGTAACGTTACTTTCTATTTGGTTTTGTTTTTGTCGTTCTCTATAACGTTGTTGTCGAAGTCTATTCTTTTCGTTATGCTTGCTTCTACTATCTAAACTTTGATGTTTTTCCCAATTAGTCACTTTATAGACACCTTGATTATCATCTATCATTCCTAATGTTTTAAATGTTTGTAACGCCAATCTGATAGAATTAATAGGTCTGTTAAATTCATTCGCTAACATCTCATCGTTGTACGGCAAATTTTCAGATAGCATAATGTAGCCATGCTCGTTATATTTACCAGCAAGTGTTAGCAATTTCACCCAAACTGTAATGATTGTGTCACGTTCTGGTAATGCCTCTATATATTTAATTTTGCTATCATCAAACATTCCGACTTTTAATTTTATCCATGATACTTCAGCCAATATCACTACCTCCTTTAAGCATATTATTTAGTCGATCGTCCACATCAACCCAGCTATCTGTTAAGTGATATTTATTATTGAATGTATCCATCCCTATTTGGTGCTGTTCCGAATGATGAGAACGACATAGTGCTAATACTTGATTGCCTACATGATTTATCTTGTTACGATTGCGCCCTTTACCTACTGCATATCTATGCGCTAAGTCAGAATGTGGTTTCCCACAGATAATGCAGTTACGATTAACTGTTGACCAATATAGAAATGCTTTATCTTGTTTGAGTAAGTCGCTCGTTTTATATGCGAGTGGTATATCGTTATGAAATATCCAGTCCAATGTAACCTCGATAATTTGGCTAGCTTGTGTACGTGTGCAATCACTTAATGAGATGCGCTTATCGTAGCCGTAGTACGTCCGAACGTATTCGATGAACATATGGCGCATGTAGTCCATAGGTTGCCCAGTATGAGCCTCTATGTCCTTTACAAGCGCAAATATCTTACGGCGTTGTTTGTCGGTAATTCTGAAAGGGTCTACGATTTGCACATCTGCTTCTACTTCAAACCCGTTATCAAGTAGGAGTGAAGTTTTGTTATCTAGTTCTACACCCTCAATGACAACGGTAGTTGTACCGTCATCTTGAGTAATGTAGTTTTTGATTTTCGCCATCTACATCAGTCCAATCAGAAAGGCAAATCTGAGTTATCGATGTCTGTACCATTATCAAATGGATTATTGCCGGCTGGTGCTTGTCCTCTTTGTTGTTGAGGTTGACCGTTTTGTTGGTTACTACCTTTGCTATCTAAAAATTCAATTCTGTTAGCAATCACTCGCACTACTGAACGATTGTTTCCTTCTTTATCTTGAAATCTATCTTGTTTCAAGTTGCCTTCGATTAAAATTTTGCTACCTTTACCACAGTAGTTATTAAGTAGTTCAGCAGTTTTACCGAATGCTACGATGTCAAAAAATGATGTGTCGTCTTTTTTGAATGGGTTATCTACTGCTAATGAGAAGTTAGTTACTTGAGTTTGTCCTGCTTGTTTTAGTTCTAAATCTTTAGTGATACGTCCTGTTAAAATTGTTAAATTAGTCATTTGTATTCTCCTTATATTTCTTCGCCATTGCTTGAATGTTATTGATTGTAGTTACTGCTTGTTGTTCAGACATCGACGTGTAATCTTGTATTCCAAATGTGCTTTCTGCTTGTTGTTGCGTTACGTCTTTTCCTAATGACTTCATCAAATCAACAAAATCAAATACTTCTTGTTTTAGAACGCCAACCGTTTTACTACTTACCTTGTTATATTTTTCTTGTTTTTGTTTTGCATCTGCATCATCTTCATCAGTTGGAATATTGAAGAATTTCATTAAGAAATATCTTTCTGCATAAGTTAATGCAGTACCATGTGCTTTCGATACATCGTCTTGTTGGCCTACTGCGAAGAAAGGTACTTCTAAAATTTCTTGTGGATTATCTGCATTGATCCATTTATAAGTCAGTTTCAATTTAATAATATGTTCTGGTTTACCTTTCGCATTTGTGGTTTCAGTTACTTCTTCGTTTTCTGTGTATGGTACAAGTAATAAATTATGTTCAATCATCTTGTTTCTTATTCTATGAAGGACTTGAGATCCACTAACATATGAGTAGTTGTAACCTTTAGTATCTTTAGTGAAGCCGTCAATATTAGCTTTAACATCAGCTATTTTTTGATATAAATTAAGTTGTTCAGTCATCAAGTCCTACCTCCTCATATTTAGTTGTTTCTGTTACTACTTTTTTAATTGCTGCATGTTGTGTCATGTCTATTGAGGTTTTGTCTAAACCGTCAAACTCTCTTGCTCTACGTTTATCTCTTGTATAATCTGTATCTTCGGGAGCATTAGGTCTGTTTCTGATATATAAGTCGTAAGGTGCGTTCTTTAGCTTAATTAGGTAAGTGACTGTTTCTTTCATCAATCAAGCACTCTCCTTTGATTACTTTCTTAGCTAATTCGAATTTGTCATGAAGTTCTTCTGATGTATGAAATTCAGCGAACATAATGTTCTTAACATCTGTTTTATACTCGTCTGAGTGATGAAAGAAGAATAGGACTACTTCGTCATCACAAATTCCTGTTCCGAATTGACATTCAACACTTTCTTTGCTGTTAACAATTAATACATTTAAGTCGTTAGCAATTTTTAGTAATTTGTGTTTCAACTTGACTGCCTCCTAATTTAGTTGTAAATTTTAAGTACATATAATTTTAAAAGTCTCCGACTGTTTGCTATTTGCCGATAGCATTCAGTCTTTTATTTTGTAGTAACATTGGTCGAAAAATACATAAGTTGCTAATGCTGCGAATAGTGCATATCCTGCTGACTTAGTGATGACCACTTCTACTAACATGAGCAGGAAAAATACTGCGTTGAACATCATGCCTGATATTAAGAATGCTTTATCGTGTGATTTCATATTTATCTCCCCTTTCCATAAATTTCTTCGAAATGCTCATCGATGAATTTATTCATCTTTCTTGCGTTGATTCTCCAACGATTTAAATTTTCATCTGGATAATGTACGATGCCTTGCTTTTTGAGTAATTTCTCAAATTTTGGGTGGGTTAATAATCTGTCTTTAATCGTGTCGTCAGCTGACATTTTGAGTTTCTTTTTCAATTCTTTTAAGTCCCAAACTGGATCTAATGAATAATTTATTAACTCTTCATATTCATCTTTAGAAACAAGAACATGTGTGTCCGGTATTGGAACAGTTACGTTTAAAGTTTGCGTCATCTCAGATACTCCTTTCGTGTATAATTTGGTTATCTTCAAATGAAAGTGAGGTGACATAAATGTCTAAGATATATTTCGACCCTCAACAGTTTGCAAATGCTTATTTAAGCACTCAAGAGTTCAAACCGAGTAATTACGAAAGTGAACAAGAAATGCTTGACGAAGCATTTGCTGTATATTTAATGGCGTTTGAACACGCTAGAAAATATGTCGAGAAAACCCAAAATGACGGTTAGTATTTAAATCTTTTTTATCGATGTAACTAATTGTCGTTTTCCTAGTGTTTATTTCAATATTTACAACCTTCCAAGTCACAACTGCCATTGTGATGAGGAGGGTTGTTTTGTATAAAATGTTCATGGTTATACCTCCTTTAAGTTGTTTGTTCGATTGTGGGTTAAGCTAGTCTTTCCAAGATGCTGTAATCTCCATGTCTTTCAGCAACATCTATTTGATGGTCTGTAAGTCTTAAAAAATGTTGAGGCATATTCACTAACTCTAAATTTCCTATAAATTCCATTGCTTTCTCGAAGTCTATATGTCTAATTGTTGTGTAAGCGATTGAATTAAAATGTCTGTTAAGTGTCGAATATATCCCTTGAACAAAGTGACAACGTTTTTTATGGTAAAGTTCTTTAGATACACGCTCCGTGAAGAATTGGTCAGTTAAATAATATGAGCGTTCAGCTACTTTTGATTTGATATGTCTTCCTTCACCGTGTGTTAGCACATTGTTTTTTTCGTTTTCTTCCATACGTTTATTAAGTCTGTTTTCCGTATCAATCATTTTGCTTTCAAACTTATTCATCTTTTCGTCTTGTTCTTTCATTTTTTTATCGTGTTCTTCCATTTTGATGAAAAGATTTCTACTGAATTCTGCTTGTTGTACTAATTGATCTGCTTGCTTTCTACTAATATCGATTAAATTTTTAGACATCTATAACGTCTCCTTTGTTAAGTTGTTTGTTTAATTTTTTTGATAAATCGAGTAAATCATCTGCAATTTTTTTAATAGGTTTAATTGCGTATTCATTACTTAAGATGTATTCGTCGTGAATAAAGTAAGTCATAGGTGCGATTTCTTTGATAAGTTCTTCGCCTTTTTTAACGAGGTCATACACTTCTTTTTGTGCTTTTAATCTACGTTGTCCGTCATCAAGTTTTCTGTTCATATCGCCTAACGCCTTATTCAATTCATCGTATTTCTCAGATTTTTCATTTGTTTCATCTCTACGTTGTTCCATTGCTTTAATGTCTTTTTCTAACTTTTCGTTGCGTTGTTCGATAAGTTTTTGTTGGTGCCGTGATTGTGCTAACGCCTCTTTCGTTTGTTGATAATCTTCTGGCTCCATATACTTCTCAATCACTTCTGGCTCTCTACTCTCTGCATCTTCTAGTTGTTTCTTAGCAATCTCTTCTGAGCGTTGCGCTTGTTCTACTTGAGATTGGAGTTGAGCGTTTTGTTCGTCACGTTGTTTAAGTTTGCGTTCCAATTCTTTGTACTCTTTATGAGTTTTAATATCGCCATCTAAAACTTTTTCTTTTAGTTCAGGAATGTGCGATGGTTTTGAAATTTCTAGTTGCAATCGTTTTGGTAATTCTTCAAACGTTTCTAATTGGTCGCCGTGCAACTGTTGCACTTCGTTATAAATTTGAATGTAGTTATAAACATTTCTTTTTTTGAAACCAATTGACGTGTACCATTTTTCAAAAAGTCCACCATTGTTAAAGTCGCTGAATTCTTGTTGTGCCTCATAAAAAACTTTTCCTACTTCTTTTGCGTATCTGTGTTTTATTCCGTTCAAGATATTCTCTTTTTCGATAATAAAATCAGATAATTCTTTTGGTAATTCGTTATATTTGAATTCATCAACGGAATACTGCATTAAGTATCTCTACTCCTTTCTGACACTCGTTATCAAAAATTTCTTTAACCTTTTCGTTAGAAATTCGATAAACTTTTATGCCTTTTTGTTCAAAAAAGATTTCTTTTAATCTGTCGATTATTTTTTGTCTTTCGTTATTGTGACTACTACCGTCAACTTCTATAACGATGTTATTAATCGGGTCGAAAAAATCTGCTGTGAATTTTTTGGTACACCATTTTTCAAGACCGTTTTTACCTGTCCCAAAAGTTACTTGTCTTTCTAAGTTAGGTAAAATGTGAGCTAACATATTTTCATGAATTGTGTACTCAAAAACACCATGTTTATCAAAAGCTCTAATAGATTTTTCAAAATCTTCTATCTTGTTCAACTTCTATCTCCTTCTTTCCGTTTATTTGTAATTAAGTCTTGCTCCCGTTTTTCTGTGCTATAATTTTCCTATCTGATTTAGAAAGGAGTGATTAATAATGGGAACTTTTAAATTCAACCAAGACCAACTTAAAGAAATCGAAAAGTTTTATAATTCTACACAACACGCTCCATGTTGCTCTGAACCTAAAGTAGTGATTTCTGATGAAATTTTTGGTCTACCAGCTATATCTCAAGAATTGCCTGCTCCAAGCATGGATATGTTCGTTACAGTTTGTAAAAACTGTGGCAAAACTGAGATGTTTAATTTGAACGTTGCGAATATCTCTCATCAATAAATGATTGAGTTGATACAGTAACTTTATTCTTTTTAATAGTGTTCTTAACTAGGTCTACCAAGATGATAGTTAAGAGCGCTATTTTTACGTAGTTCATTTTTTTATTCATTTTTTAGTTCCTCCTTTAAGTTGTTTGTGGTTCTTTTGTTGACGTTTTGGAAACTTTATGTGTAAAAAAAATACCGCATTTATCTTGTGGCAAATCTAACACCTCAATAACTTTTGCTAAATCGTCAACGTTAATTCTAATATGTCCATTTTCTTTTTTTGAATAAGTACCTGGTGTCATCTCTAATTTTTCCGCCATCTCAGAAAGAGAAATGCCTTTAGCTATACGCTCAGCCTTCATTCTTTTAACGTTGAACTCATACATCTTGTCACCTCCGTTTTTTTGAAGTTAACTCAATCTTAAACTCTCGTTTCCTAATTGTCAACAATAATCTTAAAAAATATTTTTTTACTTTCTTAAAATACTAGTTGTTTCCTATATGGAAAAGTGATAATATACTGTTATAGACAAAACGGAGGTAAATTTAAAATGAGAACTTCAGCAGAAATAGGTAAATTAATAAAACAGTTACGTAAAGAGAACAATATAAATTTAACTGATTTTGCAACTAAAATAGGTGTTAATAAATCTACACTATCAAGATATGAAAATGGTAGTAGAAAAATACCTATGGAAGATATAGCTGAAATCGCAAACGCATTGAATGTTACCCCAGAAAGTTTATTATTAAAAAATAAACAACCAGAAACTGAAGTACAACATCGTGCTGCTCATCTTGAGGGAGAATTAACAGATGACGAATGGCAACGTGTGTTAGATTATGCCGACTATATAAGAAGTAAACGTAAATAAAGGGTGTTTTTATGGGGTTATATGAAAAAATGTTAATAGAGCATGACTATATAGAAGTCAGAGAAACAGATGTTATGCCTAATGACTTACATGGTTTATGGTTAGGTGATTTAATTCTAATCAAACGCAACCTATCCGAAACACGCAAAGCCGAAGTCTTATACGAAGAACTAGCACATCACAAACTTACATATGGGAATATCTTAGATCAATCTAAAGACATAAATCGCAAATTTGAAAGCTACGCTAGGCGTCACGGGTTCGAGGCAGCACTGCCCTTGCGTATTATTGTAGAGGCACATCACTACGGTGTAAGTAACTTATACGAACTAGCGGAATACGTTCAATTAAGTGAAGAACACGTATTAGAAATATTGGAACATTACAAACAAAAACATGGTATTGGAACTCACTACGGTGATTATGCTATTACGTTTGAGCCGTTGAGGGTTTTTAGATTATATGAGGTGTATTGAATTTATCTATTTTAAGGAGACAATGGATGATAATTTTAAATTGCAAAATAAAATTAAATGAAATTGTTTACGAAGTGAAAACGAATAAGAATAATTACTTCACCTATTCTTTACCTAAAGATATCACATCTTATAAAGTAAGAAAGGTGCTTAAAATTATTGAAAGTAAAGTAGATGAAGACGAAGATTAATTAAGCAAAGGAGGTTGAGGGATGGAAGCCACTCACTCTTGTTTATCTTTAAAATTGACTAATTAAGAAAAAACATTTATAATGCAAGTATGAAATGGTCATTCTTGAAATGACTCGGATAAGCCTTCATGCTATGCATGAGGGCTTTTTTCGTTGAAAGGATTATTTATGAGAGACATTGAATCAATAAAAACATTACTAGAAACTTCAGTTTATAATAAACCATATTTAAGCTGTGAAGAACAATTGGTTTTATTGGAATATCGTGGAGTGAGAATAGAAAATAAAAAATTTGCTTTGGAACAATTAGAAACAATATCATATTACTCGTTGATAAACGCATATTCTCCTCTTTTCAAACAAGCAAATGGGCAATATGAAGAAAATGTTACATTTAATGATTTTTATATGTGCTATAAATACGACACTCGTTTAAAGAATATAATTTTTAAGTACATAATACTAATAGAACAATCTTTAAAAACTAATTTATCTGCAACTGTAGCTAAAAATTATGGTGTTCAAGAACCCACTCTTAAAAGAACGTTTACAAACAAAAAAGGTAAGCAAATAACAGGATATGATATAAGAAATTCATATTTAGATGCTAAAAACTATGATGGAAACAACAGTTTTAGATCTGGTCATTTACGACACCTATCTAAATATAGAGATTATTTAAAAAATGATTCGATTAAGCACTATAGAAATAATCACAATCATATCCCACCGTGGATATTAATAATCCCCCTTAATTTTGGAGAAACGATTAAATGGTTTTCAATTTTAAAGCCTAAAGATAAACAATCGGTCGCTTCAAAAGTATGTGGTTTGGAAACTGATGATTCATTAAAAGAGGTTGCTATTCCAATATTAGAAATCCTTAGACAATACAGAAATGTCATTGCACATGGACAAAGGTTTTATTCGTTTAAATCCAATGAAGATACTGCTCATTTATCATTATCTTTTGTAAATTCGTTACTTGAATATGATTTTATAGATAAAGCAAAATATAAAAAAGGGATTGGAAAAAACGACCTGTATTCATTAATTATTTCTATTATGATCTTCACCAAACCAGCTGGAATTCGAAAAAAATTCATTGAAGAGTTAAACATTTTATATAAAGAAATTGAAAAATATTGTAAGTATAATCTATTCGAAGTAATAGGTATAACCCAATACGATTTAGAGAAATTATATGTTCTAAATAGGTTGCTTAAATCGTTATAATTTTTCCGGGTACCTCCCACGTACCCTTATTATTTTTTTACCTTTTTTAGGAGGGATAACATGCAAACACGATGTTATGACGGTAAAAAATGGCAATATGAATTTAAATATGAAGGCAAACGATATCGTAAGAAAGGTTTTCGGACAAAGCGAGAGGCAAATTCTGCAGGTTTAGAAAAGTTAAGTGAGTTAAAGCAAGGTATTGAGTACGAACCTAATTTAACGTTATACGACTATTTCAAAACCTGGTGCGAAACGTTTAAAAAGTCAACCGTAACACCTAAAACTTACAAGTCCTATTCTTCTGCTATAGAACACATCAATAACCACCCTATTGGTAAGAAGAAATTAAAAGACTTATCACGATATCACTATCAAGATTTTATAAATGAGTTTTCAAAACATCATTCTAAAGAAACTATTAGAAAACTAAACGGCTATATTAGAACGTCTTTAGACGACGCAGTATATGAAGGACTTATTGCAAAAAATCCTACTTTTAAAGTTAGTTATAGAGCTAGTAACCCAAACAAAAGTGAAGGTAGTAAGTATATAAATCTAAAAGATTATGAAGTGTTAAAACAGCATTTGATGACTAAAGACAACGCATCATCACTCGTACTATTCATCATGATTTGTACTGGTTGTCGCATAAGTGGTGCTTTGAATCTAAAACGTGAATATATCAATCAAATTAAAAGTGAAATATATATTGATGAGCATAAAACAGATTCGTCTCCTCGTTATGTGTCTATTAGTCAAAAGGATATGAACCATATCATTAAGTCTATTGATCAATTACCTAGAACAATCGACGGTACTATTTTTGGCGAATTAACAAACAATGCGGTTAATAAACGTTTAAAAGTATATTGCAACAATCTAGGTATCAAAGAGATTACTTCGCATGCACTACGTCACACTCACTGTTCATATTTATTAGCCAAAGGCATTTCTATATATTACATTTCGAAAAGGCTAGGACACAAAAATATATCTGTAACCACAGAAGTTTATTCACATTTACTTGAAGAAACTTATAAAGAAGAAGATGAAAAAGCAACACAGATTATAAGTGCAATGTGA